CTTAAAGATAAAGCAATGGTTTTTGCAAAAGATAAAATAACTTTCTCTGATGATGGAGAAAGTTATAATGTAATGATGGACTGGGAAGCACCAATAATGAAGCAATCTGCTGATTTTGTAACCAACGGTGGACGCTCCCAAACTATATTAGAGTTGGGATTTGGAATGGGAATTTCAGCAGAATATATACAAAGTTACTCACCAGACCTACATACTATTATAGAATACCACCCCGGAATAGCAGAAAGAGCTAAAGAATTTGCAGGCCAAAAAAATAAAGAATACAGTAGAAGTAAAGAAACACAACATAAAAGAGTAAATATTATATCAGGTAAAGACTGGTTTGCTGAATTTCAAAAAGACTTTATAAACTCAGGGTTGATACAGTTCCACGGTATCTTTATTGATACCTATAATGACCAGAACTTAAGTAAGATTAAGGACTATATTACTAAGTTACTATCTCCTGGAGGTAGAATGACTTGGTGGAATCCTATGCAGGATATATTACCATCTGTGGAGCTTCAAGAAGAAAGAAATATAACATATAAACAAATAAAGTTAAGTGAGTTTGGAATTAAGTCAATACCCACTAATAAGTACCATACAACAGATAATTACTATATGCCTATGTATACTCGAGAAGGCAAATTGGAACCATACGAACCAACAGGAGGTGTAGGTGGATACCAACCAGCTCCTGGAGATAGCATTGGGGTTATAGGTAAAGGATAATAATTATAAAGCAAAGTTATGCCAACAATACCATCAAGTAAACAGTCGATAGACGGAGTAGTAGTAAATCAACTAGATACAACAGCTTACAGTTGGGCTGATACCAGGAATGCATCATCCGGGAATGGACTGGTAACCGTAAACCCAGGATCAATGTCACCCGATGCTTATGAAACTTCGGGTAGAGGAAATAATTACCATATAAATAGGTGTATGTTGACCTTCGATTTTTCCGGTGTGTCAGGAACAATTGTAAGTTTACATTTAAAATTGTATAAAGCTTCAGGATATACTGTATATAAAGACATAATTGTAGTAAAAAATTCAAATACATATAGCTCTTTAGCGCAACTAAGCACCAGTGATTATAATGTAGATTTCTCTACTCCTTATTCCGGGGATTTTACAATGGGAGCTGGTGGTGCTGGAACATTAAAAACCATAGCATTAAATAGTGACGCTAAAACAGATGCAGTAGGTAATGCTAATTTTACTATAGCAATATGTGATTATGACCACGACTACAATAATGTTACACCACTACTGGCCCTTAATAACTACGCTACGTTTTACTACAATCAATCTTCTTACTACCCTAGGTTAGAGTATACTTTAGATACAGGTTTTGGAGAGATAGTAAACGGGGTTATACATTCTAATATGAGTAAAATTCTAGGTATAGGAAGATTGAATGTAGAAAGAGTAATAGATACACCGTCTAGCGCAACTATATTTAATTCTAATATAGGAACAGGATTTGATGACTATATATACAGTATAGCAAAACAGTCCGACGGTAAATTCATAATAGTAGGTGCTTTTGAAGCTTTTGAGGGCAGTACTAGAAATGGGATAGTAAGACTGAATTCTGACGGAACTGAAGACACATCCTTCAATACTAATATTGGTACCGGGTTCCGGAATGGTACTTTCAGATCTTTTCAGTATGATGTAGTAGTTCAATCAGACGGCAAAATATTAGTAGGAGGTAACTTCGATTCTTTGAACGGTACAGCAAGAAAGAGGTTAGTTAGGTTGAATAGTAATGGAACAGTAGACACTAGTTTCTATACAAACCTTGGGACTAGTTTTTCTAGCTTATATGTTAGAAGAATGTCAATTCAATCCGACGGTAAGATAGTAATAGTAGGAAGATTTACATCTTTTAATGGGAACACAAGACGATACATTGTAAGACTAAACTCTAACGGAACAGAAGATACTAGTTTTTATACAAACCTTGGAACCGGGTTTACTAATGCAGGCTTAGGTCTAGCAACAGCAGCTATACAATCAGATGGTAAAATAATAGTAGGAGGAAGCAGTACAACTTTTAAAGGAAATACAAGGAAGTACTTAGTTAGGTTAAATTCTAGCGGAACAGAAGACACCTCTTTCTATACAAACCTTGGGACTAGCTTTGGCGGTTCAGGTGGGTTTACTATTCGAGTAGAAATCGTTAGAATTCAATCAGACGGCAAAATACTGGTAGGAGGTGCGTTCGATACGTTTAACGGAAATACAAGAAAAAATTTAGTGAGACTAAACTCTAACGGAACAGAAGATACTAGTTTTTATACAAACCTTGGAACCGGGTTTACCTATGCTGTAAACACTATAACTATACAATCAGACGGCAAAATTCTGGTGGGAGGTTCTTTTAGTACCTTTAACGGAAGTAGTGGAAACAAGCGTCTAGTAAGGTTAAACTCTAACGGTACATTAGATACTGCTTTCCAAGGAAACGGTACTCCTAACGACGAGGTAAATGCTATTGTTGAAGATAGCGGAAATGATTTAATAGTCGGTGGGGAATTTATTACTATTGACGGAACTACAAGAAACCGCATAGTGAAGTATAATTCAGATGGATCAGTAGGTAGTTAATAACACAGTTGGTAGTTAAAGTTATTTTTACTATATTTATATAAAGAACAATAAACTAAAGTTCAACACTTAATAAGATAAAATATGAATACTTATAATTGGGACTGTAAAACAGTAGATGTACATCCTTCTGAAGGAGGTCAAACAAACGTTATCTATAACGTACATTGGAGAGTAACGGGTACTTCTGATGATGTAGATGCAGACGATAATGCCTACACTGCAACAAGTATAGGAACACAACACTTAGAGTTTACATCTGGAAGTGCATTTACTGCATTCGACGACCTAGCACATGCAACAATCATTAACTGGGTAAAAGCAGGAATGGGAGTAGAGCAAGTTAATGCAATCCAAGGAGGCCTAGATAGTCAAATATCAGAATTACAAACACCTACTTCAGTTACATTAAGAGTAGAAGATTAAAATAAGTTAAAAATAAAATAAAATTTAGTTGCAGAATTAAATATTAATTCTTATATTGTATAATATATATAATTTAATCGATTAATTTAAAGTTAAAAAATGGCAAATCAAAAGTTATCAAAAGAAGAATTACAGCAAATTGAAGATATTCAAAAAAGAGTTCAAGCTGTAAAAATGGAATTAGGAAACGTTGGTCTAGCAGAAATAGATTTAGAAACACGTAGAACTAATATTAAAGCTTACTTAACAGAAACACAAGAGCAAGAAGCTACTGTTGTTAAGGAGTTGGAAGAGAAATACGGTAAAGGATCTATCGATTTACAGAACGGGGAATTTATTCCAACCGAGGAAGTAAAGGAAGAAGAAGTAGTGACTACCGTAAAGTAAATCTATAAGTTTATTAAAATTATTTAGAGGGGAAGGTTTTGTACCTTCCCTTCCTATTTATATACAAATAACTACCTGTGGACTACAGGAACGGTTTACAAAATAAGCTGATATTTATAAAAGACATTTAAATAAACTTCATTAAACATGGCAGAAACAATTATCTCTCCAGGTGTATTCACAAGAGAAAATGATATTTCATTTATTCAACCAGCCCCTGTAACAGCAGGCGCTGCAATTATTGGACCAGCAGTAAAGGGACCGGTAGAAATTCCAACATTAGTTACATCGTATAACGACTATGTAAGAAAATTTGGTACTACTTTTGCTTCAGGTTCAACCTCTTATGAATTCTTAACTTCTATCGCAGTTAAAAATTATTTTCAACAAGGTGGTAACTCAGTATTAGTTTCTAGGGTAGTATCAGGTTCATTTACTGCACCTACATCAACTACTATTAGTAATACAACTACATCAACAGGTACTGCATTTGCAACCGGTAACACAACAGGCTTTCTTGTTGCAGACGATACACAACAGTATATTATACAAGCACCAGATGGTACGGAATATAACTTTACAGCAATTATTGGCGATGTACCGGACGATGTACCATCTGCAAATCAGTACTACTTCTCTCCAGGAGCAAACGCTGAAGCAACAGTAGATAATTTAGGAGCTGCAATTAACAGTGCAACTTTACCAGTAGTATATGTAAGTGATGCAGTCGTAGATACACTGATACTAAAAGGTAGTGTGTTGGGAACAGCAGCTAACGGCTACATACTAAGAGTTGGAGATGCAGCTGGAAATGATCCTTCAGCAACAGCAGTAATAACTTTAGCAGGCGGAACAGAAACAACTTCTCTAACAACTAATTCTTTTAAATTAGAGACATTAGGAAAAGGAGCTATATATAACAATGCTACGAACGCTAATACTATTCCACAAAATTCTGATAGTTCATTAGTAAATGGATCAACAGACAACGTTAGATGGGAGATAAGTAATAGAAATGTAGAAACAGGAACGTTTACATTAAGTATTCGTCAAGGTGATGATAGCTTAAAAAACAAAGTTGTATTAGAGACATTTAATAACTTATCATTAGATCCTAACTCAGCAAATTATATAGAGAACGTAATAGGAAACCAATATCAGGTACTTAGTACAGATGGAGATGGATCAAAATACATTTCTACAGCAGGAGAATACGTTAATAAATCAAATTATGTTAGAGTATCAGCAGTTGATGCACAAACATTAGATTACTTAGCTAACGACGGAATAACAATAAATAGTGACGCTTCAGGGGTGAGTTACTCTAACTTACTACCAATAGCACAATCTGGATCATTTTTCGGAGCAACAGGAGCATTAATTTCAACTAGAACTGGAGGTTCAAAATACTTCGGAGATATTAGCGCAGCTGATACACAAGGGGTAGCAGGAGCAGATTATACAGATGTTATTTCAGTATTAGAAAATAATGACGACTACATCTTTAATATTATATCAGCACCAGGATTAATACACAATCTAGCCGGTCATACAACACCAGTAGACAGTATTATATCCCTAGCAGAAACTAGAGGAGACTGTATAGCAGTTGTAGATTTAGTAGACTATGGAGTAACAGGAGAAACAGCAGTAACAACTCAAGCATCTAACCTTAACAGTTCTTATGCAGCTGCTTATTGGCCATGGTTACAGACTCAATCTGCAACAGGTAAAAACGAATGGGTACCAGCATCAGTTGTTATTCCAGGAGTATATGCTTTTACAGATAACAGTTCAGCACCTTGGTTTGCACCAGCAGGATTAGTAAGAGGAGGTATTACAGGAGTAATACAAGCACAGAAAAGATTAACGAGAAATCAAAGAGATACTTTATACTCTAAGAAAGTTAATCCTATCGCTTCTTTTCCAGGACAAGGAATATCAGTATTCGGTCAGAAGACACTACAAACTAAAGCATCATCTTTAGACAGAGTAAATGTAAGAAGATTGTTAATTGAATTAAAGAAGTTCATTGGAGACCAAGCTAGAAACTTAGTATTCGAACAAAATACAATTACTACAAGAAACAGATTCTTAGCTAGAGTAAATCCTTTCTTAGAGTCAGTAGTACAAAGACAAGGACTTTACGCTTATAGAGTTGTAATGGACGACACAAATAACACAGCAGATGTAGTAGACAGAAATCAATTAATAGGTCAAATATTTATTCAACCAGCTAAAACTGCTGAATTCATAGTACTAGACTTTACAATTGAGCCAACTGGAGCAACTTTTGCAGGATAAATTTAAATTAAGATATTTATAATAAACAATAAATAAAATGGCAGTATTAGATCCAAACGAAATTATGTTTAGAGCCTTCGAACCGAAGGTACAGAATAGATTCATCATGTACATGGACAACATTCCATCATTCATGGTAAAAACAGTATCAGCTCCTTCGTTTGAAGATGGAGAAGTTGTACTAGACCACATCAACTCTTACCGTAAGATTAGAGGAAAGAGAACGTGGAATGATATGGACATGACTTTGTATGACCCAATCACACCTTCCGGAGCTCAAGCAGTAATGGAATGGGAAGATTATCTTACGAATCAGTAACAGGACGTGCTGGATATTCAGACTTCTACAAAAAAGATTTAACTCTTAATGTACTAGGCCCTGTAGGGGATGTAGTATCAGAATGGATTGTTAAAGGAGCATTTATAAAGACTATGTCACAAGGTGACTTTGATTGGTCATCTCCTGAAGCAGTAGAGTTATCTATTACAGTAGCAATGGATTATTGCGTATTGAATTACTAATATTAGCCAAAATATAATTAAAAGCTCGATTAATTTCGGGCTTTTGTTGTTTTAGAAAAGTATTCTTCGTATATTTATATTAAGAACTAGTTTTAATTAATAAAATTTATGGAACAAACACAAAAATTCCCAACGGAAATAGTAGACTTACCTTCTATGGGAAAACTTTACCCTAAGGAATCTCCACTTTCCAGCGGTACTATTGAAATGAAGTATATGACTGCTAAGGAAGAGGATATACTAACTAACCAAAACTATATTGAGAAAGGTATAGTTATTGACAAACTTCTTAAAGCATTAATTGTAGATAAGAATATTAACTACAACGAACTACTGGTGGGAGATAAAAACGCACTACTAATCGCTGCACGTATTTTAGGATATGGTAAAGATTATGAATTTAACTATAGCGGAACAGTAGAGCAAGTTGACTTATCTCTATTAGATAATAAGAAACTACACCCAGAGGTGGAGAAAGCTACAGAAAATGCCTTTAACTATACACTACCTACTACAGGTGTTGTAATTACATTTAAGTTACTAACCCACGGTGACGAGGCGGCAATAGATCAAGAGGTAAGAGGACTGAAAAAGATAAACAAAGAATCATCAGCAGAGCTATCAACTAGATTGAAACATATGATATCTGCTATCAATGGAGACGCAGAGAAAAAAACTGTTAGATCCTTTGTTGATAATCAATTCCTAGCAAGAGACTCTAGATCATTTAGAAAGTACCTTAGAGACTTTCAGCCTGATGTAGACATGACATTCTATCCAGAGAATGGTCCAGAAGGGGGGATAGATATCCCAATCGGGGTTAATTTTCTTTGGCCTGACGCCGTCTTATAGGTTATCTATATTCACACAAATACATGAAATAGTATTTCACGGAAAAGGAGGTTTTGATTACGAGACAGTATACAATATGCCTATATGGCTAAGGAACTTTACATTCCAGAAACTCCAAGAACATTTCGAAAAAGAAAAAGTGGAATATGATAAAATAAATAAAAAATCCCAGACAATGAAAGGTGGGAAAGGTAAAAAACCATCTTACAGTACTAAGGCTCGTAAATAATGCGGGCCTTTCCTATTTATAATAAAGTAATTATATAAATGGCTAACGGA